CCTGCTCATGGATGTAGAGCGACAGGTAGTTGCTGTTCAGGAGGTACAGAGTACCCTCTGGGCAATACGGATCAGGATAAATCGGCACACCGGCAACCATCAAGGCACGGAAAGCCGCTTGAGGACCATTAGCGTCACCGTCAAATCCGTTGCCAGGGGTAATCATGTACTGTTCTTGGCCGACGAAATCTTGCGCCAGCAGAGTCCAAGTACCGAAACCGCAAACACCGAACGACGGAACTTCAGCACCGTTCTTCACAGTACCCGAGATGTACTGGAGGACGTTCTGACGGGTCGGGTTGACCGAGCCAGCGGCGTACTCTTTCGATGCCCACCAAGAGTAGTTGCTACGGTTGATATTGCCGTAGGTTCCAGCAGAGTCAACAGCCAGCGGAAGGCCGGTAAACTGTTGGGTATCTGACGTGTTGTTGTACAGCGACGTGGCCATTGCATCCATCATCACGTTGGTCGCATCGTTCATGCGAGCTTCGATCAGGGGGATGATTGCGTAATCTTGCTGTACTGCACCTTCCATACCGAGGAACGGTACGGGAGACACAAGCAGCTTCAGGTTAAACTCAGCGTTATAAGCGCCTTGCTGAACCGAAGGTTGTGCAAAGGAGCCGGAGTAATCCGACCACTGAGCGTTGACAAACTGCGACCCCTGAACGGGCACCGTCACCGATGACACACCGCCAGAAGCGGTTTGACTATTGGCGATCAGAGCAGCCATGAGGGGCGTAGAGTTATAAATCTGCACGACCATCTTGGGAATAAACGCACGACGAGTTACGTATGTAAGCTCGGTGTACTGATTACTTCCAGCGGCCGGTATAATTCCACCGCCAATAGGCATAATTACCTCCTAAACTAAAAGCCCCTAAACTTAAAAACGAATCACAGGCCGATTGGCTTGGGATTCTTCCGTAATTCCATCAATGCAGCGTGTGCATTTTCTCTTGCTGCGGCCACCGGATTCTTGAAGTAACCTTTTACGTCAAAATTCGACATAACAGGACGTGGGAATTGGGACGGCGTTGGTGCTGCTGCTTGCTTCATCCACTGATAATACTCTGCGGCTGTCTCATGGTTGGCGATTCCTTTGTCAACCATAACTTTTTCAACCTCAGAAATTTCATCTTTGGATTGCACTAAACCTTTTTCGACGAGCAATGCTCGACGCTCCTTAAGAGTCTCGGCCTTCTCTTTCTCGCGCAGTTTCAGCTCAAGGTTTTGAACCTTTTTGTTCGCTTCCTCAAGCACTCGGTTCGTCTTGTCTTCCATCTCTACTTCAGGGATGGGTACGTCTTGACGGACTTTTTTAACGAGTCGCAGCGTTTCGGAACGAGTGGCGGGGTTATCCACCATCTCTTTCATAAGAATAGCCAGCTCTTGTTGAGCTTCTAGTGACATGCTGTTTTCTAATGACATTTTTTAGCCCCTTTCGTCGTTAGATAACTTTTTTGCCGTCGCCCGGCTTGCTAAGAGTCATTTTGTTCTTAGGGCCGATTTTTGCGGGGGTAGTCAATCCGCCAAACTCTGCCATGCGGGGAGTGTTGACGATCTGACCGTTTTGCTGGCTGTTGTCCGTAGGACGGCGCGGAGCCAAACTACCACGTGGTTTGAAAAGTTCCATGTTAAATCTCCTATACAGGCATTACAGGTTGTTGAGTCCCGGGTACTGGTGCTTGCGACAAAACCTTTGCTGCAGGTGAAGCACCACCAGCCTGCGGCAGAGTTGAAATTAGCTGCATAACTTCGGCAGGCATGAGCTGTCGAGTCTCAGACTCACGCTCTCCAAACTGCGTTGTGATTTCGCCTACAATTTTTGCAAGCGTTTCGCCTTCTTTTGAAGTCGTACCAAACGCTTTTAACGCATCCTGTAGCATGTCAAGAGCCATCATCACGCTCAGACGAGCCTGTTCCATTTCGCCACTCTTGGGCTCTGGAGTAGACATGGGGCTTGGCATAGGAGCAGTTTGACTTTCCTGCTCATTAGGGGGAGGCGTAGGTTGCTGGTCAGCAGGCATCTGTTGCTGCTGCAGCATCGAAAGCATCTCTTGATTTGAAACAGCCATAAGTAGTCCTGTCCCTATGATGTGCGGATTTTTGATTGAAACAAGCTATGGTGTCAACACAAAAAAAGTGGGTGAACGTAAATTCCCCACTTTGTTAGCGACGTGTAGACCGCCCGTAGCTCATTTTATTCATCAATCCGCGCTGCGCTTGGCGCACATAACCAATCTTTCCCATCCCACGATCTTCAGATTTCATCTGAGATTCGGTCATTCTTGGCTGATCTCCGGTTCGGAGATTGCCTTCAGGCATATTAGGCAGGGCCGCCATCTATTTCTCCCGGTTGAGCTGCGACAGGTGCCGATCCTTGAGGAATTTCAGGGTTCGACGGTGTTTGAGGAATAGTTTGAACCGATTTTTTCAGGTCTTCAAGCAGTAATTGCTTCATCGGCGGGTCAAGCATCTCAATCAGACGCTCTTTGCCGATAGTTCCAGCTTGGAATAGGCTAAACGCCAGTTCTCGCATGTCTTCCATGAAGATCGGACTATTGCTATGAGCATCGACTTTAAGGGTAAAGTCATTCGTAAACTGTGATGCAATAAACTTATTTCCATCATCATCGGTATACACGGTGTCGTCATATACCATCATCATCTTCAAATACAGCGTTGCGAGCTTTTCAAGAGCGCTTTCAATGACCAAAGCACGTTTTTTAGCCCTTGAAGACCCGAGTCGAGCCAGTTGCGAGGCATGTCCAGCGCTACGAACACCACTTTCACCCCGGCCTTGCAGAACGGAAACGATACCGGAAGCCTCCGCAAACATGGCATCAATCTCAGCAATCTCACGGAATATGTCGTTTGGAATGTCAGGCATGAATTGCTCGACTTTGGCATTAGGCATATCGGTAGCCAAAAGACCGGCTGCTCGCTGCAATGCAAAGTTTTTCTCATCCAAAATGCCGCTAAAGCCCATCAAAGCTGTGGGCGGCTTAACCTGTTTGTCCAAAAGCTCAAGAATTTGGTTGGTTCGCTTGTTCCGCATGTCCTGCAGGAAGATTAAACGCTGCACTTCGGACTGACCCCAGTAGTAGTCGTACTGCGGATTGGGGCAGACCTGTACAAACGGCATCTCGCCTTCAAGGAACATGGATTTGCTGGTGCGGTCATAGATCACAACGTCTGGGTCAGCAATAGTCACGCACAGGTAGTCATCGTCTTCGTCGCTGTAGACCCAAAGCTCAGTCATCTTGACGGTTTCTTCGGCCACCATAGGCACATAGCGGTTCATGCCCGTCAAGTTAAGGTTAATGTTGCCGTAAATTGTCGGATTGGTCGCAGAAGTGATAACTCTGTCGATTCCTTGCGCCTCCTTACGTGTTTCTTGTTCAGAAAACGTGATTCTTTGAATAAGTTGATCCCGTCGTGGGTGGGAATACAGCCGAGAGTACAGCTCGCTCTTGGTCATGTAGTAAGTCTGAATCAGCGCTTCTTGCCGATCTGTATATGGGGTGTCTTCCCGCAACACGCCTATGGCTGATGGCTCCACCATATAGGGGTGGATGCCTTTTCTCCATATTGGCTTAACAAAGGTGGTGTTGTAGCAAAAAGACCAGTTTAGGGCTTGGCCAAAAACTTGGTCTGCATTGCTGTTTAGCCAGTAGTCGTACAAACCTTTGGTGAGCGCAGGCACCATTTTGTGAAAGTTTGCCGGTTGCGACGCACCAATGTTGATGGAAAACCGTGTCGAGTCAGCCGCATACATGAAAGCGGATAGCTGGTCGATGTGTGGATAAATCTTGTTGTAAAGCGCCGGAGCCTCTTCGGGCCCGGAGCCAAACAGGTAGTAGGATCGGAGCGAGTCGTATTCAGTGCGTCTGTTTTCCACCGACACCATGCACTTGTTCATAATGTCGATGTAGAACATCTCGCGCTCTACTGGATCGGTAGGTATTCTCATTTGTCAATTTTCAGGTTTTGGTGGTCAGCAACATAGCTGCCGATACGTGGCCCCGACAATCTTGATTCGCCTTTAACGGCTTGTATGCCGCTAACTTGCTCGCCAGCGACAGAGCGCAGATTGAATCCAGACAAGTCGCCGGGAGAACCCCATCGCGGAGCGAAAGGATTGTTCTGCTTGGCAAACCTTGCTGGCTGTGCCTCGCCTTGCTTCACCGACTTTACATCGCTCATCTTGAAATCCAGTGCAAGTTGTTTCAGGGTTTTGTCGCTTCCCTTGGTGCGATCACTGGTCACACCCACAGGTTGCAAAAAAACCACCTGTACATCTGTGCATCCGTGAGGACACACAGGCTCTTTAGCCTCAAAATATCCGTGTGCAGGACACTTGTAGTCATTGAGTACGCCCATACTAGCCCCTTTTTTTGGTTAAGTCATCAAGTCTTGGTTTAGAAAAATCGTACTTGTTGGCTAGGCCAACCTGTAGCTTAAAACCGTCTTGGCTGGCTGTCAGCCCTACGGAGCGCCGCAGCACAGGCTTGGCTTTTGCGTGATAGCCAATAAATCTCTTGCCCAAAATGTCTACCCGTGGGCCTGCTTCGCCACGTTCTAAAGACAAAAGCGCCTTGGACAGCTTCCTTTGGGTCAATTCAGTAAAGGTGTCCGACAGATTTCGGGTTACAGACTCCATGTGCCGGTAGTCGATTGAGGCAAAGTCGGCAAACATCTTCATGGTGAACCCGCGCTTGCGGTTTGACCGCATGGTGGCCAGCCGCCGCAGTATCTCCGTTTTACTGAGAACCGTATCCATACCTAAAAGCCGAGCGCCTTGAGGTAGTTGCCGACCTGTCGTTGGACTTGAGCAGACTCTGGGTTGAGCCCGGATTGGTCTTGTGATTCTTTTTGGACTCTGGTGAGTCTTTCGGCAATGAGTCTTGGCTGGAGCTGTTCGGCAAAGGCCGCACTGGCCAAGGCTGAAGCAATAACGCGATCATCTTTCCCCCTCCCATACGCCGCAATGGTTCCTTGGTCACGCACTATACCTTTCATCTCATCTAACAGGTCTACACTTCTCACCATTAACATACCGCGCTCAAAGTAATCTTTGAAGTAGTTGAGCATCCGTTCTTTGCTGGAGTGAGTAGTCACCCACCCAATGCTGTTCGATATGCCACCCATAGAGTCGTTTCGCCTCCACAGGCAGTGCTGCATATTGGCCAGTACGTTGTACAGACTTCGAGCTTCCGAGCCGCCCATGCTGGTAGCCTGCCGTTTTAAGTTCCGCATCTCGTTAATGACCGCCTGCCCGGGGCCGTTGACCTCAAGGTTCAAGGTTGAGTTTTTGTAAGCGCCAGCAAGGTGAGCGATGACCCACGCAAACTGGTAGGTGTTCATTTCGCTGGTGGCAAACTCAGCAACTTGGTCAAGGCCATCTGCATAGCAGCGAAACACTTGGATGCAGAATCTATCTGCCCAATCTGAGCTTCCATAAGCAGGGTCAGCACCGA